GTATATGTTTCTTTCCAGTTCACTTTACCATTCCTGCTTCGATCAGTCTCTTTCTGTTCGCCAGGTGTTGTTCATCTATGTCTTTTTTGGATTGTCCTTCGTATGCTACTGCAACAGATTCTCTGATCATCCAATCACCCATCATCATTTGTTGATCGGTTTTGGAATCATATATTTCAAACTTGCCTAATATCCTACCAAACTTTCCTGTGGCATCTTTCATTGTTACCAATGTTTGTGTAGAACCTTTAGGTAAAAAACCTTGGACTATTTTCTTGGCATAGAGTCCAAACTTCTTTTCTACTTTATCTCGTGTTCTTGATTCAGGAGTGTCTATTCCATGAACCCTTACTCTTTCTTTGTGCATCCATACACCAAAGCCTAAATCAATATCAACGTCAACAGTATCTCCATCGATTACCTTTACAATCTTACAACGATATCTATACATTATTTTTCCTCTTTGACAACTGTACCTGTAGTTAATTTAAAAACTTCAAAGTCAGTTGTTTCAAAAAGACTGTTTAATTTTTTAGCAAGATTGTGTGCATGGCCAGGATTGGAAAAAGAAACTTTTTTATATTTAGGACCAGGATAGTTTGTGATAACATTACTAGTCTTTAGATTGAAAGGCTTGCCTTTATAAAACACCGCCCATATGGCTTCACTTTGAAGAATCTGATCACTCTTGTAATTCTTCTTATTAACGTGTTCCAGTATTACTGTCGGTTTAGGTCTGCTCATATACGTAATCCTTTTAGTTAACTACGTATATATTTATCTATAAATGACTGATTGAGTGCTATTCTTCTTTAAATCCGCCACCATCCATAGAAACTTCAACTGGCGTTGATTCTATTTTTCCTACGGTGTTACTTACAAACTGTTCTAATGTGCCGTGTAAACGTGCTTCTATTTCGCCTACAGTAAAGGCTAATTGTTTTGCCTGTTGTAATGGCATTCTAATCTCTTGTTGATTAGATAGGTCAGCACCTTTTACTTGTTCTATAAACAGTTGTAGAGGTGTCGTATTAATAGGTTTATTTGTTTGCATTGGCTCTACTTAACTCCTGTCTCATTACTATTTCTGTTCTAAAAGGACCTTTGGATTCATAGTTTTCAATAGTAACTAATTTAGGACAAAAACTTCTTACCCAGCCTTTGTCAAATCTAATAATATAGTATCCTGCACAATATAAACTTTTACTCTTTTTGCTTTTTGTAAACAAAGGAAGTTTACGTTTTACATCATACATTTGATTAAAAGGATTTACACTAGTTGGATATGTATGTACTTCTTTTTTCTTTTCGGAATCTTTATCACTTATGCTTGTACCCCAATTGATATCATTGAATGTATTTTTAAGTTGTCTTTCATTTTCAAAGAAACTTGTTCCTGTATCACAACAATACATAAATGTCTTATCGTTATTTTTAGTGAGTGTGCCTACACGTTCACCGTCTTCTTCAATTATCCAAAACTTTCCACTTACTATTGGATTCGCTTTTAATCTTGTCATACTACATACCTCGCATTCAATGGTTCACTGAAACTTTGTGCTTGTTCACTTATCTTAACCATATCATGTTTAGCACAGAACTTCATTAATTTTATTCCAACCTGACTTACTTCTTTAGGAGTTTCGGTTGCATCTTCTATTGTGTCATTTATAATTTTTCTTATGTTTTGTGGTTGTGCAGACAGATCACATAAAATTACATTACGTTCATAATCTTCTAATACTCTGTGTTCTTTGCCTTCATGATCAACCCAACGTTGTAACATCATGTTGTTCCAACTGTAACCTTTTTTGTCTTTATCCGCAAATGCTTCTTGTAATCCAACTTTATTTTTTGTACCTTTTACTCTTACACCAGGATATGCAGAAAATACATTATCACTAGTATCGCCTCTCATACATTTTTCAAATAATAACCATTGTGGATTAGGAGCCTCTTTTTCTTTGCCTGACTTTTTATCTATAACTCTTTTGCCTTTGTCATCAAAGTAGCCATCATGTTTAATTGTTGTATTGCTTACACCATTGTATTGTGTTACGTTAGGTGCTACAAGTTGTGCAAAGTCACCATCTGTACTAATGATGATGTGTTCATCTTTAGGATGTGCTTGTACCCAACCTGCAATTAAATCATCTGCTTCTAAATTTTCATTGTGTAATACTGTACAATTAGTCTTACCTTCAATGAAAGTTTTAAACTCGTCAAATGTTTCCCAGAATACTTCTTCTTCCTCTTGTTGTGCGGCAGTTAGTACTGCTCTTGCATCACTTCTATTTCTTTTATAAGGAGCATAAAAATCTTTACGCCAACTTCTACCTTCTAAACAAAATACAACATGATCAGCATCGAAATCATTCCATGCTTTTCTAATGCTATTAAAAGTAACGTGTAAAGCCATGCCAATTTTTTCATTCAAATTGCCACGTATAATGTGCCTTGCACGAAAGAATGTATTTGCGGTATCTACGAGTATGTACTTCATGTCTTTATTATAACTGCTTTATTTGTTTGTGTCAACTTCTTTTTTTTGTTTTGCTAATTCTTCTGCTCGTTTTTTATTAACTTCATCAAGTATAGATTGGTTCATAAAATCTACACATTTGAATTCATCTTCATTAAATGTTCCTTTTAATCTTAAATCATATGCTAGGCTTACTCTCTTCTTTGCTTCATCGTGTTCATCTGTAAAGTGTGGGCAATAACTTGGAAACAAAGTGTTCCCACCTTTTTGATTAGGCAATGAAATTTTACTTAATACATCATATGGTGAATGATAAGTTGTTTTACTTTGATAATCGTCAAGATGCATATTACCACTTAAATAACTATCTGGTTGTGAACCATGAGCATGACTTTCCATCTTCTGTCCTTGCTTCATAACATTCGCCCAACAAACAATTTTAAGTTCCTTTAGTTCTACTTGTTGTGTCGTTACATATTGTAAGTAACTATACTGTAAAAACTTTAAAAGTCCATTTACTTCTGGAATATCTTTATATCTAGTAAACACATTATACTTGCCGAACCTAGTAGTGACGTCATCTGGACCTAATCCTGTGCCTCCACTGTTAGCATAATCAAATTCTTTTAGAATATTTTCTTCGTCATCTTCTAAGGTCTTTCTTACTGTATCAACTTTTTCTGGCTCCGACCATTGTGTTAACCAAATAGGAATATTCCAACTTGGACTAAATTCAGTTAACGGATGAAAACTTTTTATTCTAATTAAACTCATTACTTAATCTTCTTTCCAATATGACATAGTTCTTTTAATATCATTCTTAAATTTCTTGCAATCTTATATAGAAAAAATACTCCAACTATTAGTATTGCATAGTACGGTAAGAAATACCATAAACTTATATCCATCATTATTTTACCTCCGATTTACCATCTCCGAGATTATCTGTCTTAATATATCCTGCTGGTCTATCCGTGTCAAGACCTTCTTCAGCAAGTACGTTTCTTGCAATGTCTTTGAACCAACCATCAACAATCTCTTCGTTAGTTTCTCCTTTGTAACCAGCATCAATAAGTTGTTCAATAAACTCGTTATTCCAGTCTAGTTCAAAGAATCCATTTCTTATGTTTTCTTTATTGACATGGGTATCTAAAACACCTACCCATGGTTTTCCTGCTTTAGTGGCTATTTCTTTTTCTTTAGCCATCATTTCTTTATGTGTAAGTTCTCCAGGTTTTTCTTTTTTACCTGTTAACTTATCTTTGACTTTGTTAAATAAGTCCTTCATGTTCTATCTCCAATTAGTCGCCAACCCGAGCCATAACTTATGATACAGTAAGTTTCATAACTAGGATGATACTCTATTATTGTATATGTTTTTGTTTTTGGATTGACATATATTGAAATCGGCAAATTGATTGGAATACTTGATAAACCTACTGCATCACGTACAGTGGTTGATTGTATTCCTTCAAAAAGCAGTCTCTCACCCCTTTCGGACAATCCTTCTTCAATTTTGTCTAAGCGAGTACAAATGATTGGTTTATCTTGCCATTCCACTTGTTCTTCTTGACCTCTGACATCTGTAGCCACGGCAACTACCGTAATAAATAATAATATTGCTCCTAGCATTTTCATAATAATAACACCTCCTAAGTGCCTATTGCATTTCCAAATAGATAAACGTGTACTCTAGCCGCAACGTTATAGCCTCTTTGAAAAGCCATTTTAGCAACTTCGCCGGCTGTTGCAGTTTGTTCTTCTTCTCTTGCTCCGACAGGCATAACCCATATTGGCCAATCCACTCCAAGTGCTTTATATTTTTCAATAGCACCTTCCATTTCATCCCATTGACGTTGCTCGGAACCAACAACGAATTTTAATTGTCCTGCTTTAGAAAGTTCTCTATATTCTG